CATGAAGTTAACAAAGCCGAGGAAGACGTGTGGTTAGTTTATCCTTGGGAGAACGTAGGAGAATACTAAATGCAATTAAGCGAAACACCTTGGAACGATGAATTACTTGATGCAAAAGGCTTTAAAGTTTTTAAAGATGGATATCCGGTAACTGAAGGACATCTTCTTTTTGTACCTAAAGAGCAGGACTGGCAATCAATAGTCAAGTGCTGGGAAGCGGCGTACAAATGGGGCTACGATTGGATTGAACGTGGTTACTGCGATGCTTTTAATGTAGGACAGAACATTGGTGAAGAAGCAGGACAAACTGTTATGTATCCGCATGTACATTTAATTCCAAGACGCAAAGGCGACATGACTGATCCAAAAGGCGGTGTACGTGGAGTTATTCCAAACATGCAAAAGTACAAAATTAAAAATCCTAATCAACCAGACTTATTCCTTGAAGGGGATTGTGTGTAATGCGAACTGCTGTCTTAGGTTGTAGTCATAGTGCAGGGTATAGTTACTCTAACGCCAAAGGTACAAGAGACCGTTGGAATGAAAACAACTGGGCAGAAATTTATATTAACAATCAAGACAAGGACGGTGTTATATTTGCTTGTCCTGGTAGAGGTTGGTATGATTACAGTGAGCGTCTTGCTTTTTTATTTAAAACATATAAAGACATTGACGAAGTTATTATACAACAAACTTATTGGAATCGTTTTAGATTTGGTTATAGTACTCCAAACTTTTACGAAAATATTATTCCACTTGATGCACATATGAGGTTGGAAGAAACAAAAGAACGTATCGACTGTTATAATATTAGTATGTGGAATGACACACTAAAAAGTTTTGATGGAGGAAGAATAACAGTTGCAGGAGACTTTGCTATACCTGCCGCGATTGGTATGACATTTGATCCTTTTGATTTAAATGAACCTAATCTGCAAACAGATGGTTATCAAAGACTAAAAGCAAATTATGAGTTAATGACTGTTGTAACTCAAAGAGAATTTTTCAAAGAAGTATATCTTTGGAATGCGTTGTGCAAAGAAAATAATGCACAACTTAAGATCTTTGCCATGAATGAAGACACATGGCTACCGAAAGATCTAAATATCATTGGAGACTGCAATCACAATGTAGTAGCCAACAAAACTGTAGAGCAGTTTTTACAAACCAAGGGCGTAACTGAAACCTTTTTAATTGATGATGAACATTATAATTATGATGCACATAAATTGATTGCAGAGGAATTTGTCCCTTATATCTAAATGGAAGGAAGTGTATGTTGAGAGAAACAATGATAAATGCGGCAATCAAACACGCAGAAGCGGAGATTGGATTGCACAAGGCTAACGTTGAAGTTTATATGAGTAAGGTTGTAGGTATTGGAGAACATTCTGATATCATCGAAACTATTCAAAAAGAACTTGATAAAATGGCCGCGGCACATGATCGTTTAGAAATGTTAAACAAGTACTTTGGTTAAATCCATTGTATTAGTCATTGACATTGATCTAAATATATTATATAATATAACAAATAGACATCCTCGTCTATAACTCGGAGAAGTAAATGAAAAAGTATGAAGAAGTAACAAAACGCCTTAAAGAAGCAGATGCCCGTTATTGGGCAGGGGATAATATCTCTGAGCATCTAAAAGAAGGTGAAAAGCAACAACTTATCGACGAAGCCTCAGAAGCATTTGAAGAGGTACTTGATAGGTTGTTGATTGACAGACATAATGATCCTAACAGTATGGGAACTGGTAAACGTCTTGCAAAGATGTATATCAACGAACTAATGGCAGGACGTTATGACCCAATGCCTAAGGCAACTGCGTTTCCAAATGACAGTGCATCACGTTACGAAGGTATGCTTGTTGTTAGAAGTGAACTTACAAGTATGTGTTCACATCATCATCAAATTGTAAGAGGTGTAGCATACATTGGTATAATTGCCGCAGACAAACTAATTGGCTTGTCTAAGTATACACGTATTGCACAATGGTGTGCTGAACGTGGTACATTGCAAGAAGAACTTGCTAACGATATTGTTAGAGAGATTCAAAAGGCAACAGGTGCAGAACACTTAGGTGTTTATGTTCAAGCAACACATGGTTGCGTTGAAAACAGAGGTGTAAAGGCACACAGTAGTCTTACACAAACAACTGTACTCAAAGGTGCATTTAAAGACGATGCGGCTACTAAAAAAGAGTTTATGGATAACATTAAACTTCAACAATCATATGCTTGTGGGAAATAGACATGAAACTTAGATATAGCGAAGCATTTTATAGTGTACAAGGTGAAGGACGTTACGTAGGTGTTCCAAGTGTATTTTTACGTACATTTGGTTGTAACTTTCGTTGTATGAACTTTGGTTTAGAAAATGAACCGATGCGAGATGAAAAACAAAAGGCTGGAATTATTCGCAATCAAGAAGTGCAAGACTTACTTGATGCAGGTGTACATGAAACTACAAAAGAATTTAACGACTTACCTATTATACATACAGGCTGTGATACATATGCAAGTATCTATCCTGAGTTTAAGAAATTTAATAAACAAGCAACTGTAGACGAAGTAGTTGAACACTTGTTAAGTTTATTACCAGAAGGCAAATGGACTATGGACAACGGTCAAGACATCCATTTAATTATGACAGGAGGCGAACCTTTGTTGGCGTGGCAACGATTGTACGTAGAATTATTTGAGCATCCACGTATGCAGGACTTAAAAAATGTTACATTTGAAACAAACACTACACAACACTTACACGATGATCTATTCAACTATCTCAACAATCAAGACAGAATCCAAGTCACTTGGTCTTGTTCCCCAAAACTTTCAGTTAGCGGAGAACCTTGGGAAACTGCTATTAAACCTGATGTGGCTAAACAGTATATTACTGTTACTGATAGCAACTTGTATCTCAAGTTTGTTGTCGCTACTGAAAAAGATTTTGATGAAGTTACAAGAGCTGTTGATGAGTATAGGAGCGCCGGGGTCGAGTGTCCAGTATATCTTATGCCGTTGGGTGGACGTAGTGAAGAATATGTTCTCAACGTTAAAGAGGTGGCTGAAGCGTGTATGGAGCGGGGATGGAGATTCACCCCCAGACTACACATTTCACTCTTCGGAAATGCGTGGGGAACTTGATAAAATGAATAAAGACAAACAAAACAAAAAGGATCAAACTGAAGATCCTTCAGATAAAATACGAAAGGCAGGATGGTAATATATGTTAGATAAAATGAAAGACATGTTGGGCATGAAAACGGCCTCAAAAGATAAAGAACTTTCGCATAGAGATATTATGCTAAAGGAAAAGAAACAAGCAACTAAAAACAAGAAACCCTGGGTCGGTGTGCTTGATACACAAGTTAACGCAGACAACATTAGAAATGGGTTCTTTGAACTTGATTGGAATAATGAATTTATTGAACAACTACTTGATGCTGGTTACACTGGCGAAACAAATGAAGAAATAGTTGATCAGTGGTTTAAAGATCTTGCTCGTAATGTATTAGAGGACGAAGGTCACAATACAGATCGAGGAGCAGGATTTATTAAAACTAAAAATTTAGGCAAAGATAAATCGGAGGTTAAGTAATGTCAATCGTAAGAATTAAAAGTTTTCACCCATTAACTGAGTTTGCACCAAGTTGGAATATTCCATTATGGTTAACTAACTGGACAGATCATGAGCATGTAGATGCTATTAAAAAATGGATCTTAGAAAACGAAAAAGATATTTTAGAAAAGTACGAGTACACTTCAACAGGAGGTACTGGATTAAGTGAGGATCATATTACTACACGTTTTGGAAAGTATAATTTACTTTCACAAGACAATCCTGCATTTAGCGAACTATTAACATTCTTAAGATATTCGTATATCGAATATGTACAAACTGCACAACTTGAATTAAAAGACTTGCAGATTGTATGTTGGGCAAACATTCTTAAACAAAGTGAAGCAATGGCTCCACACTCACACGGTGCTCAGCCAGATTCTTATTTGAGTGGTAACATACATTTAGAAGATTATTCAACTTCAACATTTTATAGAAGTTGTTATGATCCGGAATCAAAACTTGGGTTACCAAATAAAAAAGGTGGCTGTGTAATGTTTCCAAGTAGTACACAACACTATACAGGCGAACATGATTCAAAAGATCCAAGAGTTAGTGTAGCATTTGACCTACGTTTGACTGGAAGTTTTGATGCTAACGAAATGAATGCTATTCCTTTTATGAACAAGGAAGTGTTAACTCAAATCCAAGAGAACTATAAAACACAAGCACAAGCAAATAAACCGGTTGACAACACTGCTAAAAAGTAGTATAATAATACTATAATTTAACAAGAGGACAACTTAATGGCAACTTATATACTCGTTGATACTGCTAACACTTTTTTCCGTGCAAGGCATGTAATAAGAGGTAACCTTACTGATAAAATTGGTATGGCGTTTCATATTACACTTGCTGGCGTTAGAAAGGCTTGGCAAGACTTTGATGGTACACATGTTGTATTTTGTCTTGAAGGACGTAGTTGGCGTAAAGATTATTATGAGCCTTATAAGAGAAATAGAAGTGATGCTCGTGCGGCGGCTACTGCACAACAACAAGAAGAAGATGAAGTGTTCTGGGAGTGCTTTGATGAGTTCAAAGACTATGTAGGCACTAAGACTAATTGTTCTGTATTACAACACCCACAACTTGAAGCAGATGATCTTATTGCTGGTTGGGTACAATCACACCCTAACGACAATCATGTTGTTATTAGTACTGACGGTGACTTTGCACAATTGATTGCACCTAATTGTAAACAGTACAACGGCATACAAGATATTACAATTACACATGAAGGTTACTTTGATAAGAAAGGTAATCGTGTTTTAGATAAGAAGACAGGCGCAGAGAAGCCTGCACCTAATCCTGCATTTATGTTGTTTGAAAAGTGTATGCGAGGCGACACAAGTGATAATGTGTTTAGTGCTTATCCTGGTGTTAGAGTAAAAGGTACTAAGAACAAGGTAGGATTAACAGAAGCATTTGCAGATAAAGACAGTAAAGGCTACAACTGGAATAACATGATGTTACAACGTTGGGTAGATCATAACGGTGAAGAACATCGTGTATTAGACGACTATACACGTAATGTTGTATTGTGTGATTTAACTGCACAGCCAGGTGATATTAGAAGTATTATCAATGATGTTATTGAAGATGCTACAGAAAAGCCTAAAGCAATTACACAGGTTGGTATTAAACTTATGAAGTTTTGTGCTAAACACGATCTTGTTAAAGTAGGTGAGCAAGTACAAAGTTACAGTGAACCTTTAAATGCGAGATACGTATGCAACTAATGGACGAAGATTATGCTGACGCATATGAGTTTATATGTTCTTTAGAACCAGCAGTACAAGATCTCGTTAAAACTATACCCATGAATATAGGCAATGGTTTTCCACATCAAGAGCATTTAAGAGAGAATGCCGCCAAGAAGATTGGTATGATGTTAAGCAAACTACCTGTCCAAAATATACAGGTTAGTGATATTTTGAAGTTAAATAACTTAGACAATATGCCTCAAG